TGGCATGTATTGAAGTGTCGCGAAGTTGTTCATTTCGGAATTTAACGCGATTGATGATACAACCATTTGAGAATCTCCAAATATCTTAGCAGGCATAAGGCAAAGGTTGGTCTGCTGAGTTGTTAGAGTAATTGATTTAGTTGCATTTAGCTTTACAATCAGACAGCTGGTTGCTTTATCAATATACGCGGATGCCGTTAAACCCTCTACGAGTGTGTTTGTGTATATAGTGTTTTGACATCCTCCATTCATGGCCCCGAAAATGTTTTCCGCAAACTGTAGAAGCCCTGCCGTGTTTGGGTGAATCCCGTCGCTCGTCCAAAGCGAGCTCGTTCGGTCGATAAGATAAGGTGCTTTGATAACAACACCTTTGCTAATTGCGTTTGAGATTTCTCTAGTGGTATCGATATAGAGCTGCTTGTTTTCTTTCGGTGCGTTTGAAGTCACGTAAAAAGTTGGGATATTTTTGTATTTCGTGGAGATCTTAGTGCAAAAATTTTTAACTGCCTGCGGAATGCCGCTTTTTCCCGCGTCGTTAATGCCTCCGATCACAAAGATGCACTTTATGTTTGATGCGTTCGTGGTGATGCGGTCGATTTCGCTTTCAAAAGTTACGTTGACGGTTCCACCAGTGTATCCGGCGCCGCTCACTGCGACGCATTCAGCATCACTTGCATTCATCAGCTCCATTAAGCGATTGCCGATAATGCCACCTTTCGTGTGGTCGCTACCGGAATAACTCCAGCTATCACCAATAATAACCACTGTGCCGCTTTTTTGTTTGTCAGCATATTCTTTTACCAATTTGGGCGTGGCCGCGATGCCCTCATTAGCCCCACTAGTCGGCGGAGTATCGTCCGTGGCAAGACGTACATGGCCGTAATTGACCTCGTTACCGATACCATAGGTAGTGTCTTCGCTAGCGTGGTTATTAGGTGCCTTAGTCGCGATATCCTTGGTGTTCTGCGTGATGCGCCCGTTGTACGTCTTCACGAGCTCGCTCAAATCTGCGAATTGGCTGTTCGGATCAGCCCAAAGGAACCAAAAGCCTTCGTCGGTAAGCTCGGTGCCTGCGGGCACCTCGGGCTTGATGGCAACGTACGATGCGCCCGCAGCGTCGTGTACCGCGTCGAAAAAGTGATACGTGGTGAGCGCGGACCAAAGAGATGGTTTGACGAAATGCGGGGTCACGCGCGGTCCCACGGACATAAGCCCCTGCGGGGGGATGTCGGGAATGACCATTGCGCGGTCTGTCACGGTGCCCTGGACAACCGAGTTATCGGTCTGCGCACCAAAGGATGAAACGTTAGGCATAGGTGCTCCTTATCTTAATAGTTGATGCGAACATGATAGGTGTCGTCGCGCTCATCGAAAATCCAGTCGAACACGAGATGTTCCCAGCCCTGCGGGACGACGAGCGCGTATCTCCAGCACCCGGTATCGAGTTCCTGGTAGAACGTGGGGAATACGAACTTGGATTGACGTGCGACGAGCTGTTGGATGTTCGCGTCAATCCATTTCGCGAGCCCGTCGATGTACTGATCGTAGTACTGCCCGTTCTCGATGGACTCGATGGCTTTCTCGATTTCCTCGATTGCACTTGCGTTCTCATTTGAGCGCTCGATCGTGTCGTTGAGGGGGTTCTTGATAGCGTCAATTATGCAATACAGGTTCGCGATCAGCTGTTCGGGACTCTTGACCTCCCAGTACATCTTGGGGAGTGTCGGGTTCGTCAACATCCAGGGATTGAAAAACGGAAGCGGTGTAAACATTCGCTTCACCTCCTTTACCAAAGCGGGACGGTCGGCGTGAGTATCGAGGTGAATAGGACGCGCTCGAGCTCATCGAGAATCATAGCATCCACGTCGACGTACTCGCGCGCGAATTGCACGGCCTTGTTGGTCGCGCTGCCCTCGTGCATCGTGTCGGCCTCGCGGTCGTTTCCGGTGCTCGCGTAATCCGAGTTACCGGACAGCATCGTCTCGGGGAAGTCCGAGAAGATATCACGCGACTTTTCACGGTCGCGCGATTCCTGGAGGGGGTTGATCCCCTGTTCGACGCGCGCATAGAGCAGTTTGTACTTGGGCATGATCTCGTTGAGCTTGCGCAGGTACGCGCGTTTCCATCTACTCGGTACCGTGATGGATACCTCGCGATCGTAATATCTGTTTAGGAACTTGGTGCAGAGCCTCGCGTACTGCCCATCGCTGTATGCGTCGAAGCGCCACGAATCATCCTCGAGCGGCTTGTAGAATCCAAGTTCATACCACTCGCCGAGCGTGATGGTCATGTAGTCGTAGCGCTCGTCGCACACCTCGGGAAAATCGAACATATGCCTACCTCTTCTCGAGCATCGTGTCGTAGCGGTGCGAGATATCGTAATTGCTGGACAGGTTATCGCGGGCCCACACGACGGTGACTGGCGCGCCCAGGCGGTGGCCGAAACGCTCGTTGAGCTTGTCGCACGCGGCGCGGCGCGTGTTGAGCGGTGACATTCGCGCGAGCTCGGTCGGCTGCATGGTCGAGTTTACCTCGTCCTCGATCATGCGCTCCTCTTTGAAGGGCATTGAATCGATACCCAGCTCGCGGTAGATAGCATCCCACGTGTTGGCCCATTCCTGCTGGAGCTTGTCCCCGATATACTCCTTGGAGCGCTCGGGCATAGTCGCGTCCGTCTGGATGTCTTGGAAATTGTCGTATGCCAAAACGAAAGGCTCGCCGTTCGCGATCGCCTTGTAGAAGTTCTGCACGTCGAAAGCCCGGTCTTGGTTGCTCTTGATGACGAACGGCATGCGCATATGGAACCGGTTGATCTGCTTCGTGCGCATGATGTCGGTCAGCTCGCGCGCCCAGATGTTTATCTTCACGAGCAGGGGGTAGCGCGTGCGGTTCTCCCAGACCCAGACGGCGTTGTCCCAGTTGCACATGAAATCGGTCTTGCCGGTGATGCCCATCGCGCGCCATGCGCGCGGCTCGTCGTACATGTTCGGAGCGCCCTGCTGCACGGCGCGCAGGGACAGCAGCGTCGCACTGGCGTTCGGGTACGCGAGCGTCGCGGCCCCCTCGGTGAGCAGCGTCCACTCCAGAAAGCGCTCGTTGCAGGTTTCCGGCAGGTTGAGCCAACGGAAGCGCGACAACGCGAGCTCGATCAGGTCGTTCTGGAACATGGTGAAGAGCTGTTGATTGTAGGCCTCGGTTTGCCAGTATGTCGGCTGAGAACCGGGCCGATACTTGCGGGGCCCCTTGTAGCCCCTGCGTCCTTTGCTCATACGTGCACCTCCTCATAGGTCACCGGGTCGTCCAGTGAGGCCTGGAATATGGCGCACACTTTCTCCCCGAATTCGGCCTGCGCGTTCATGAGCGATTGCATAATCGCTTGGTGCGCTTCCATGTCCTTACTGATGGTTGCGTCGCTCTTGGCGCACTCGACCTTGTAGTCGACGATCGCGTTAATCTCCTCGTCGGTCATGCCCTGATAGGTCTCGGCTTTGAGCAGTGCGTTTAGGTCGATGTCTGCCATGATGCCTCCTTTAAAGGTTGTCGTAGATGCTCACGCGACCGATTTCCTCCGGTCTGCTCCAGACGGTCACGCCACGAATAAGTATATCCTTGATTGCGCCCTGCGCGCCCTCGAGCGCGTTGCCGTTGCCGCTGCACCATACCTCCGCGCATTTCCAATAGGTGAAATGCTTCATGACCTGCATCTGCTCCATACTGAACTCGCGCGTGAGGGCGTAACCGTAGCGTGCGAATGCTGAGGCCGCGTTCATGATGTCACACTCGCGCTGCGTGACGACCTGGGCGAACAGGGCGCGCGGTGCAGTGGCGCTCGATTGCCCGTTCGCGTTCGCTCCGAATTGCGCGGGGGCCGCGACGCCCGCCTGGTTGAGCCCGGCCGAGATCGCGTCGATTGCGGTCGCGTACGCGCGGTTGGCGTTCGCGTCCACGGTTGCCTTGGTGTTCGCCGCGTTGGTGCGCGTGACAGCTGCGTTATTTTCCGCGACCTTGGTGCTCGCGTCGTTGCGGAGCGTGATTGCCGAGTTGCTCGCGTTGTTCTGGATGCCCCAGACAGATGCGGTGTAGTTCGCGGCATTCAACGTCTTTTTGAGCGCGTTGGTCTGTGCGGCGCCGGATGCCAGCGAATTGCTAGTCTGTGAGATCGCGGCGGCTGCGTTGGCAGCGGGGATTGCGACCGCTAGATCCGCAACACCTCCTATTGCAGCGCTCTTGGCGCCTTCCATCCCCCCAGTCAAGCCGCCTGTGACAATGGATCCCGCCGTGCTCGCGGTCGAGATGGCATTGTTATTTGCCGTGGTGATCGAGATGACGTCGTTTTTTAGGCCGCTCATGTATTTCGATGTTTCGTTGTCTGCAGTGCAGTCAGCGCTGAGTTTGGTGTTCGACACGGTCGCACCGGTCAGCGCCCATTTGTTGGCGTTGCTAGTCACTGCGGTGTTCGTGACCGTGTTGATCGCGTTGTTGTCGGTGATGTTCTTCGCCGAGTTGTTCGCGTTGGTGTTCGCGGTCGCGTTGGACGCGAGCGCGGATGCGCGCGCGTTGTCAGCAGCGAGGCGCGCGTGCGCGCGGCTGTATACGGTCGCGTAGGCCGCGCGGCTCGCGGCGCCCTGGCTCACCTGCATCACGGGGAGGTTCCAGCTCTTGAGGTACTCCCCCCATGCACCTCCGTAGCTGTACATGCGCCCCTCGATGGTCTGGAACGTGAGCGAATCCGTAGCGCCCGCGATACCGAGCAGGCGCGCGTTGATTGAGATGTACGGCATGATGAGGTTCACGGCGCTCGCGAGCTTGATGCCGTCGCTCCCCAAATCCTCGATTCGAACCGTCGAGGTCTGCCCGCGCTCGTCGCCTATGCGGATCGCGGCGTAAGGGTATGTATAGAGCTTGGCGAAACCTGCGGCCTGCGCGGGATAGCCGAAATCGGCCACGCCGGGGTGCATGAACGGCTCGATTTTCTGGACGGCATTCAGAATCGTTATTGATACGCCCCAAAGCGATACCGGCGCGGTCTGCGTGAGCAGGTCGGACGGCGCGAAGAACACGCCGAGCACGGTAGATTTCATCCAGGGCGCGTTGGACTCGAGCGCGCGCAGGAACGGCTGGAGGTCGTCGACGGCGACCGAGTACACGCGCGGCGCGAGTATACCAGAGGTGCTTGGTTCGGAGATAGCGGGCACTTTCGGAGCGGACGCGGTTCCGAGGTCGCCTAGGAGGTCTGCGTATGTCGCAATGCACGCGCGCTGCGTCTCGGCGCTGTAGTTCTTGACGGCGCGCGCGCGCTCGACATACGGCTCGCCCCCGGTGTTGATATCATCGGAGAGTATGTACGCGCTGTTGTCTCGGGGGTTCGCGAGATAGTCGGCCACGCTCGACGCGGCCACCGGGGCGTGTCCACGCTCCAGCAGCACGTAGTCGAATCGCATTTCGTTGATATAGGTCGTCCATACGTCGAGCGTGAGGATCAGGCGCGTCGAGTTGGGGGATAGCTGCTGCGCGTCCTGGATGAAATAGTAATAGCGGCGCTTGCGATCGCCTGCGGCGTACGTGAGCGGCTGCGCATCGCTCGTCATGCGCGGCAGATCCACGACCAGATAATTGTACCCTTGGGCCGAGGTCACCGGCACCGGTACCTTCGATGCGCCGTCGGGCTTGACGTTGAACATGGTATCGAGGTTGACGACTGTGCCATCGAGCGCGTCGAACCACGCATCGCGCGCGGCGTCGTCATCGAATTTCACCACGTTGTCATAGTCACCGCACCACGGGACGTTGCACATCTTGAGCCGGGCGGTCGGCTTGAATCGTGAATAGTCGAGCGTGTTGTCGTACCTGTACACGTCGACGTTATCGAGGTTCGGGAAATCGCTCATATTACCTCCTAAAAGAAAAGCGCCCCCGCTCACGCATGAGCGGGGGCGCGGCGCCTTGCACTAACGATTATAGGCTAGGCGATCGTGATGTCCACGGTCTTTGTATGGAGCGTCGTAGAGCCGGAGGGGTTGACGTAAGAGGTCGTACCGGTCACGTGGAGGACGTTACCGGCCTCGAGGTCGGATTTCTGGACGTGCAACACGCCCAGGCGGTCGACGCGCGTCGCGGCGTTGAGCGCGATGGACTCACCGTTTGCGGAAGAGGTCTCGGCGCTCACGCTCCAGGTCACGGCGTTCGGCTCGACGTCGATACCGAGGTCGTTGGCCGTGATGGTGCCGACGAGCTTGACGGACATCTGCGTGGTCTCGCCCGGCTTGAGCCGCGTGGAGGCTGCGGTGATATCGACGTCGGTCACGGCCTGCGTGAGCGTGGGGATATCGGTCGCGGCGTCGGTCGTGAACAGGATCGCGGGGACGAACGGCGATGCCGACACGACCTCCCAGTGGTGGAGGTAGTAGTTAGTGTTGAGCGTCGCGGGGTTGTAGAACGACTCGTTGGAATATACGACGTCCCGGCACACGAAAAAGGCGTCCGTCGTGAGGAGCGCGAAAGCGTTCGGCACGGGGATGTCCGGAACGATGACGGTACGGTACTTGATGTCGGCCTTGTCGAGGTTGAAGATACCCGCGAGCGTGTCGACGTCGACCGATGCCATGGCGTCGGCGGTAATGAGGAGCACGAGCTCGTCGGGCTTCGCGAACACGGGGATGCCGTACTCGGCCGAGACGGGGGAGTAGAGCGATGTCGGGAACTCGAGCTTGCTCGCGTAGGCGCGCACGGCCTTTAGGAATTCCTTGCCGGTTGCCTCGTCGGTCGGGACTGCGCTCACATGGTGCTTGAAGAATCCCCAGTTGTGCTCGTAGTAGGCAATCAGATTGAGCATGCAAAGGTACTCGTCGTAATTGTCCGAGTTGCGCGGGACTGTCAGCACGGCGTCGATAAGACGGTTAAGGCCGTACTCGTCAAGAAATGCCTGGCGCAGATCAGGGTACTCGAGTGAGATGTCATAACGGTCTTTGCGGTTGACGCTGTGGTACCAGACTGCGGCCTCGGGCGCGTTCACCTTCTCGAGCACGGCGTCGTCGACCTTGTAGGTGTGCGCCTTGATCCACTTGAAAGCGGACTCTTGGATGCTGAATCCGTAGCGCATCGTTGCGCCCTTGAAGGCGCGCAGGGGGTTCTCCCACTCCTTATTGTGGATGATCTGGTCGCCGATGCGGTTCACGTACGCGTCGATGAACTCGTTGAGGTATCGGCCGTTGTTCGGCTTGAACAGGAACTTGCTCGTCGCGTCGATGCCCGAGATGGTCGGATTGGGCACTCGCTGCTGGAAATCGTTGGTCGCGGACAGGTACACGCGGCCCGCAATCGCGGTGTTGTTGGTTGCCATAGAATAACCTCCTTACAGGTCTAGGTCCATATCGTTGTAGTCGGGAATCTCGACCACGTCGTCGGTGACGACGTCGGCGTCGCCGACGCCGTCGACGTCCACCACGTCGGCGCCGTTGTCGATGTCGATCGCGGCAGCGGTCGTGCGCATCGCCTCGAGCGTCTCGGTGATGGTTCCGAGCGCGGTCTCGATGCGCTCCAGGCGGTCGCGCAGGTCGTCGAACTCGCCGATGCGGTGCGCCTCCTCGCCGGACGTGCCGGTCTCGTCCTCGATCCCCTGCTCGTTCGGGGTCAGGTCGTCGGCCTCGGTCTCGAGCATCTCGTCCTCGTCCATGTCAGCTCCTTTCTATATATCTATAAATAATGGCGCGATGCGAACGGACTTTGCCCGCGCATCGCGCCCATTATATAACGCCTTTGCGAAACTTTGCGCGTGCGGCTGAAACACGTCGCCATATCGTGCGGGGTTCGGGCACCGACCGAACGGTGTAGTAGCATCCCGAATCGTCCCTACTCGCCGCTTGCCGCGCGAGTCGTCGCGGCGTCGCGGTCATTTTACGCCATAGAGCGACATTGCGTCCAGGAATCCCTCGCGCGTCTTCACCGAGTCGAAGAGCACGCTGCCCTCGTAGTACATCTGCACGATGACGCGCAGTGTCTTCACGGCACGCTGCGCGGCGATGCGGTTCGGCGTGTTGTCGCGCCTCGTGAGCGCGAATACCGGTTCGGCGTTTTTTGGTATCTTGCCGGTCACGTAGTAGTACCCCTCGCTCACGTCGACCCAGACGCCATATCTATCGCCCATATGGACGCATCCCATGACGTATTTGGCGCGCGCGGGCTTCTTGGCTATGTAGCGGTCGTCCTCGGCGAAGTCGTTTGCATAGGTGGCTTTCGTGTAGCCCGTCACTTGGCCCATACGGCCAGCCAACGTGTTGTCCATGCGGTAGCGGTCGTGCTCGTCCGGCTCGACATAATGGAGCAGGACCATCTTGTCGAGATACCAGGTGTACCCGAATCGCGGCACGCCCTTCACGCCGATTGCGGCGAAATAGGGGTTAAGAAGATCGACGGCGTTACCGAGCAGGAAGACGTGCGGCTTGATCCTGCGCCCGTCGTAGGGGTCTTCGCGCACGCACGAGTCAATTATTCGCGCGAGCATGTTCCACTCGTTGCGCTTGTAGGTGTGCGAGGCGTCGATGTTCTCGATGATCGCCTCGTCGAAGATGACGTTCTTGACGTCGGTGAACGTCCTTTTCTTGGTGCCCTGCATCTCAGCGTAGCCGACGACGTACCCGCACACCTTCCACGGCGTGCCCTTCTCGGCGTCGTAGAGTCGGTACTTGAACTCGTTGTTCTCGCACTTATATTCGTATTGCGCGAACTCATCATCGGTAGCGACGAGCTTGTCGAAATATCCCTTCTTCACGCTGTCGCGCTCGTCGAGCGTGCGGCACACCTCGACGAAACGCTCACCGCGCTTTATCGCCGCGTTGAGCGCATAGGCGCGAAGGCCGTACGTCTTGCCCTTGTTGGGCGCGCCGACAACCATGGTTATATCGGCGTTGTAGCTTAGAGTCTTCTCCCAGTTGTAGTGAATGCCGTCGTTCAGGTTTACCATTCCGCACCCCCCAAGGGTCTCCATTTGGCATTTGCGACATACCCGTTTTTCATGGCGGGGGAGTAGAAATAGTCCAGCGGCCCGTCGTTGCACGTACACTTAAAAGTGCTGCAGTACTCGTGAATCTTCTTTATATCCATTCGACCTCATTCCCTTCATCGTCGATATAAGTGTAGCTCGCGTGCTCGCCGTCGTAGTCGATGACGCGCTCGGTCGTGTCCACGACGCGCCCGTACCGCTCGCGCATATATGCGACGGTGCGCGCGTTGCCGCCCTTATCCGAATCGCCGAGCACGCGGTCGGAAGCGTAGAGCGCTATCGACTCGTGCGTCCTCACGTGTGTGGTCTCGCCTAGATAGTCGGTCACGTCCATGTCCAGCATGTCGGCGGATGCGGGTCGATAGTGCTCGAGCGCGTGGCAAACGGTCTGCGACACGCGCACGCCCCAGCCGAGCACGCGTGGCGCGACCTCGGCGAACCCGTGAACCGCGCTCATGTCGTCGATCCAGTTCTCGATATGGTACACGCCCGTCGGGCGCGACAGGCCCGCGCACGTGATATGCGCGTGGGCCCCGTCCCAGCTCACGCGCGCCTTGTTCCAGGCGTCCATATGGAGCGGGTAGGCGCCCCCCTCGACCTCGAACGTACCCACGCCCGCGAGCGTCGACGCGTATGCGGGGAAGTTGGCGCGGATGCGGACCATGCAAGCGTCAATCGAGTCGGTCACGGCCTCATGGAGCGGCGACAACGCGTCCATGAGGTCGTCCGCAGTGACGTCCGTATCGCACGAGATCTTAAGCGAATCGGTGTCGCCGCCCAGCACGCGCACGCGCTCGCCGAGCGCGCGGTATATGAGCTCGATTGCCGCGACGATCGCCATACGCGACCCGCCCACGATACGTAGTCCGTACGGATAGAGTGTGAGCTTATTCCTAACGTCCTCGTAATGCTCCTCGTACGTCTCGCGCGATACGACGGTCGAGCGGTCGACCGATATCTCACCGTTCTCGACCTTGTAACCAGGCTTGAAGACGTCTTGCGCCTCCATGCCATAGATACTGTTAAACATGCCCTTGACGGTCGAGTTGTAGTACGCCTCGAGATCGGCGCGCTCCATCTCGCCGGAACGGATGCGCGCGGCTATGCCCTCGGGAATCGTCTCGGGGATGTCCAGCGCGTACGGCGTGCCGGTTTCATAGGTCTTCAGAATCTGCTTGCACGCATTCTTTCTAGCGTAGAACAGATTAGAGAGCAGCGTCACGTAATCGGGCGGCTTGACAAATGACATGGTTCCCTCCCCCAAAATTACCTCCATCGCATCCCAGGCATATACCCTGCGCATGCACCACAGCTCCAGCTCAGACACGTTGACGATTGCGGAGTCTGCAGAAACCAGCTTGCCGAACGCGAAACGCCCGTTGTATGCGGTATCGACATAACCGGCGCTGCGCACTGCGGTCACGCCGTCCCGATCGGCCTGCCCGCCCCAATCGCCCAGCTGGCCCTTGGCTTTGAATTTCGCTTCGGACAGCAACGCTATATCCCAGCACGCGAAGGCGCTACCCTCGCGCAGGCGTATGTTCGTAAACCTGATCTGGGCGTGGAAGGCACACCCGAACGGCTCCTCCCAGTGGCGCATCACCGCGTCGAGGCCGGTCGCGCACACGTTCTCGGCCATGGACTGTAAGACGGGGGGCAGCAGACCGCGAAAGTGAACCGGACACATATGCCCGTTGATGTAGGCATGGTACGCCGAAGTCTCGTCAATCGAATAGACGTTCGATTGCACGATGCCGGAATAGCGCGCGCTCGTGAGCGTGAAGCCTCCTCGGAAACAGGCCTTGCGCAGAGCGTATTGCGCATAGGTCGGTGCAAGCTCCTCGGCGCACATGCGCTCGAAAGCGGCCTGCACCGAGATCGGCCTACCCTTCGCCCTGGGAATACGGAGACGTCCCGTCTCCATTTTGCCCGCCTGGCGCACGAGCGACGTCTTGGTCAGCACGCGCGCGCCGAGCCACTCGGGGCGTAGCCATTCGTTTGACTCGAGCAGGTAGCGCAGATATGCGGGGATGACCTCGGTGTCGCGACTCGCGTAAAAATATTCATCATCGGTGAGCGGCGTCTCTGGCGTGCGTACCTTGGAATAGTCCCAATCGCCCGTGGCCTTGGGGAGCCCTGCGGCCTCGCCCATCTTGGCAAGGCCGCGCATCTCAAGATAGAAGGTGTCCCAGAAACGGAGCTTGACCGCGCCGTCGCGCACGATGTCGACGGTGTAGGCGCTCGTGGCGCTCTGCGCGGACACCTCCATGTCCCAGCGCGCATTGAGGTCGTGCATGAGGGGTTGCAGGTCGAACATGAGGTTGTAGGCGCAGATGATCGGGATGAAATGCTCACGCTCGCCCCATGCGATATATTCGTCGATGCAATCTTGCATCTCCCCCTCATGGCGATAGAAGTCGATATGACCCGCGCCGGGCTCATAGGTACGCAGGTCGCACCCGCGCAGGTCGTTCACGATAAAGAGCACGGGATAGGCGCGCCACGTGTTCCCGGCGCGGTCGATGCATATGTTGCACGTCTCGGTATCGTAGCTCGCCGCTACCCGAAACTCCGGCAACTTCGGCTTGAATCCCATCCCCACACCTTTTTCTATCCGAACATTATGATCTTGGACGCCCATACCGCCGAGCCGGTCAGCTCCGCGTCGAAATCGACCTCGCCGTAGAAAGCCTCGTTCTCGGAGGTCAGCCCCTCGACGAGCGATGTCTGCGCCCCCGCCGACACCAGGCTGTCGAGCGCCTTCCTGTTGGCTCCGATAACGCGGTTGTAGGCCTCGGCGAGCGACGTCACGCCCAGCCCTTCCATGATCAGCCTGTTACGCTCCTTGGGATCCTTCCCGCGCCAGAAACGGCGCGTCGACGCGTAGAAGACCGATACGGCCTCCTTGCCGTGATCGCCGAGCGTGGTCGGCGCGCCAGAGCGCGCCAGGTTGATTTGGCGCTGGAATATGAGGTTCGACCTCGCGGCGCGCGATTTCGCCTTGCGCGGCGCCGTCGTCATGCGGTCCAGGCGCTCCGCTGCCCTCTTGGTACGCATCTGCACCTCGGAAACCTGGTGCACCTGCCGCGTCCCCTGATAGGAACGCGCGATCTGCTCGCGCACGCTCGCGATATAGTCGGCGCGCGCGCGTTTCTGCAACGTGCTCATGTCGCTCACGTCCTCGCGCTCCAGGCGCGCCAGCAGTCGCTTGGCGCGGCGTCGCGCGTTGTATACCTCGTCGGATGTCCTTTTCGCACGTGCCATTAGGCTTGACCTCCAAAATAAAAGCGGTGCGGCCTTGACCGCACCGCCTGATGTTAAAGCAACGGGAGCTGAGGGTTAAGTCTTGACTAGACGAGCACGAGCGTCTTTCGGGTGTTTCCGTTGGGGAGCTTGCTGGAAACGAGCTTCATCGGGACGATCTCCCCCTCCTCGAACAGGCCCGCGGCCATGAAGTTATCCGCGGCGTTGCGGATACCCTCGGACTGGGAGAAATAGGCGGTTCCGTCCTCGCATACGAGCGTGGTGTTGGTGCAAGGCGCATCTACGCCGTTCTTGTCGCGCGCGCGGCGGATGCCGGGCTTAGTGAATACGCCGATGACGTTGAGGGTCTCGCCCTCGTGGTCGGACAGGGACTCGGCGTTGTTCATCGCGTTGATGACGAGCTTCTTAGTCGCGGTGTCGGTGGCCTTGATGCTGGAATAGCTTGCGGGGGTGTAGAGGTCGGTGCAGTTGTCCATAGTTGCGAGCTGAATATCTTCGTTAGTCATAGTGTGGTTCCTTTCCAATTTCGTAGTTCATGGCAACTTCGAGAAAAAGTCTTGTAGGAATTGAATAGTAGTCCGATTCAGTCTCGACACTTATGATCGAGATGAACGAATCTCCTAATCGTTGGCGGAGCGTGTTCGTCGCCTTCACCGGGTCAGAATAGTCACCGTAGAGGTCATACTCGAAATCAATCAGCTTACCCTTGGCAACTGTCTTGCCGATGCAATGGCAAATCTGGATTCGGCGCCCGATTCTGCCGCGCTCCTTCTTTGCGTTTGTCATGAAAGCACCCCCTTCCCGTTGCTGTCATGGGCATTATAGGAAGGTAGCGCTTTGCGTGTCAATGGTCGTTCTAATAATTTTTACTCATCGGTAGGTGCCGTCTGATACATAGCACTGAAGGCGGTCGAGTGCGCACCCATATATACCCGCGTAGTCGTCTCCGCCGTAGGTCGTGCCATCGTCGCACACCTCGTCCCAGTATTCGACGTGTGCGACGTCCTGAGAGCGGTAGTAGACCTGCTTGTACTCGTAATCGGGCGTAATGTAGTACATTTGCACACCGTCGACGGTCTGTCCCCAGATGCCCGCCATGCCGTTAACGGAATCGCCATAGTTCGCCGTCTGTACCCAGTCGAGCCAACCGGCCTCCTCGGTATGAACGCGGTAGCGAAGCGTTCCGCTATCAACCCATGCGATCAGCATGTCGTGGGATCCGTAGGGCACACCGGCGAATCCATCGGAATCGCTGTCGTTGAAATTAGTGACGGCCTCATTCCACGAGCCGTTGCGGTTATGGAGCGCGTAGTGGATATTCACGATCTTTCCCGTGGACTTCGGGAAACTCGTGCGAGTAGCAGAAGTGGAGGGCTGATACGTGCCACCGTTGCCGTTGGTCGGCGCGATTGGCGCGACATAACCGGAACCGAGGTAGGCCGCGACCGCCTGCTTAAACTCCCACCAGCTCTTACCGTACTGGGCGAAGTAACCATTGGGGTCGGTATGATCGCTGCCGCCCCAGCGCTGAGCTGCCTCGTAGTGGCTCAATAGGCGAGACGTATCCCAGCCACGGGAGCGCAGCTCATCACCCGTCCATTTGACGGCCTCGGACCACTGCTTCGAGAAGTCAGAGGCATTGGTGGCATGGGCTAGCTCAATGCCGATCGTGTATCCGTTGCCGTTGCCAACGTGCCAGCAAAGGCGGTTCTCCGGCACGGTGTTGTACACAGTGGAGCCGTCCAGCTCCATCACATGATGGACGGCGTAGATATCATCGCGGCCCCACAAGAGCGTGTGATTGTACGCGCTCGCGCCCGGATTCGCAGTCTCGTGGATTACGAGGTAGGACGCATTGAGATAGCCGTGGCCGCTAGATACGTACTTGTTGACGCTCTGATATGCCTCCGCGCCGGTCGGCGCCGATAATGCGATCGCGAGCGCGAAGAAAAACGCGGCAAACGCCGCGCATTTCTTCCGCTCAATGCAGTTCGCTTTCATGTTGCTAGACCTCCTTGTTGTCGTTGAGATTGTCGAGCTTCTCAGAGAGCTTCGCCATGATCAGGCTGTTCTCCTCGATGGTCTTGCGAAGCTCATCGATGGTCTTCGTGTTGGTGTAGTACATCATCACGAATGCTGCGATGGGAAATGCCACGTTGCTCACCAGATCCATAACTGCGTTGACGTCCATTTTCATTGCCTCCTTTCCGACAGAAAAAAAGGGGACTGGCCCCTTGCCGAGTCCCCGTAAGCCTAACGGTATTGTAGCTAAAATTTTTAACAGGGCGCAGCGTGCGAAAACGGATCGGTATACTACCTTGCCTTTGCCCTTCTCGCGCGCTCGCGCCGGATACGACAGATGACCTGATTACATCGGCGCATCTCGCGCGTATAGGCCTCGACCTTACCTTGTTTCAGCAACTCGAGCGCGTTATCCCACTGGACAGTCAACGGGCTTTCATACCACTTCATAGCTATTTCCACCCGTAACTCTCTCCCTGGATGACGGTCGTGATGATGACCGGCTCCTTGGGGGTCATCGTCTTGCTCACGATGACCAAGGGCGCATACTCGCGACGCGCCCCGCTATAGAACTTCACCGTCGAGCCGAGCGCGCGGTGCGGACGCAGAGCGAGCATGAGCTTTGCGGGGTCGTAGTAGTAGGGGGTAAGGTTCGCGAACTCGCGATTGTCCGGTCGGTATTTAAGCAGGCCGTCCAGAACGTCGGTGCGGTCGAGATATGCGAGGCTATGACCATGGAGCGAGCGAAAGAGCATGCCGGATTGAAAGAGGCCCTCGACGCGGTGCAGGATATAGCTGTTCGTCGCGTAGACCACGCGTTCGTGTACGCACACGCTATCATAAGGCGCACGCGTGCCCGGCTTGCACGTAGTCGCGCACAATGCCCTCCACAGGCTCTCGATTTCGGATTTGTACATGACGATCCTTTCTCTCGTCTGTTAGAACTTGGTTATTATTTTTAGCGACTGTTGTTATAATTACAACTAGTTTTTTGTAATAGTTAGTGCTATTATATTTCTTGTAAGGCAGAGACGGAAAGAGGAGCGTTTCAGATGACCGATTTCAAGCAGTTCAACGTCTGGTATTACGACTTCACCTATAACGACAAGCGCGTAAAGACATGCACCAGGCTCGAAGATGCGCTCGCATTCGCTCGCATGCTCGTCAATGATCGCGAGAAATTGCACGTTAGGTTTTTGAGCCTGGATAGTGTATACTGATTATCGTGCTCACGACCACAGCACACGCACCCCATACAGGCACGATCTGCTTGCCTATGCCATACTAGACGACTCGGACAGATCGCGACCTCCCATCCCATCCCAGACCCGGCACGTGTAGAGCGTGTCGGGTCTTCTTGTGCGTGGGTGAAAGTTAAGGGGGGCTAACAAAGTTTTTTATAGGC